CTCGGGGATCTTTTCAATGATGATCTCTGCCCTTGGGTTGTCAGGGTCTAGCCCCCAGTAACAATGACGCTCTTTAACCTGTCGGTCGTTCTCATATATAAGACCCTGCATCAGGTCTAGGATCAGGCTCTCATCCAAGTCGGGTCGCCTTGAGGCATAGAAAATATGCAGAGTAACCCGCAGATCCCCTGTCATTAGTGTAGGTAGTTTCCCGCACTGTTGCTTAAATGCATCAGAGTAACTTAATGCTTTAGCAGACTTAATCAGTCTAGACATACCACCGAAGCGTACAACCCTACGAGAATTTGCTTTCGAAGCTGGCTCACCAAAAATAATTTGTGATAGCACTTGCAATTCTTGTGTAACATCACTATCATTGTGTTTCGGATTCATAACAACCTCGGAGAGAAGATGAAGATAACGAACAAACAGAATCTGCCCGCACCGATAGTGGCTTTGCTCTCACGCAATTACTACAGTAAGGGTGCTTCACAGTATAGCGTCACTGAGCTAATGTCGCCACCAAAGATCAGAAGGTTACGCGAACAGTACGATGCTGACATGGAGATTGACGTTACCAAAATGATTGCCTCTCAGCTAGGCACATTCATGCATGGCAAGCTTGAGGCCAAAGAAGTTGAGGGCTACACCAACGAGGAACGCATCTTTACTGAGGTCGATGGCATTGTGATCAGCGGAGCGATTGATCTGCAACAACAAGTTGAGGGCGGGGTCGTGATCATCGACTACAAGTTCGTCAAGGCTTGGTCAGTCAAGCAAGGCAAGGATGATTGGACAACGCAGTTAAACATTTACAAGTGGCTAGTGGAATCAGTTAAGCGTGTGCCAGTCAAAGGCCTACAGATCTGCGCGATTATCAAAGACTACTCAGCCCACGACACCTCAGAGGGCTACCCCGAAGCTGAGGCCGTGATGATTGACATACCTATGTGGGACTCTGTAACCACAGAGGCCTACGTCCGTAAGCGCTTAGAGATGCACCGCAATGCCAAGGTGAATCATGAATTTGGTGAGGAGCTACAACCCTGCACCGATGAGGAAAGATGGATGAGTGAAACCGTCTTTGCTGTGAAGAGAGAGGGACGCAAGTCTGCGATCCGTTTATTTAAAACTATTGAAGAAGCCACAGAGTTGGCAGAAAAGGAAAAAGGCTATGTCGAAACCCGCCAAGGAGAACCCAAGCGCTGCACAGGAGATTTCTGTGGAGTCAGCAAGTGGTGTAAACAGTATCAAGGAGAAATCAATGTCACCGCATGATTTACTAAAACTTAACGTCAACGAGCACACTGAGAAGAAGAATGGCCTGACGTACCTGTCATGGGCATGGGCGTGGGCTGAGGCTCTTAAGGCCGACTCCACTGCATCGTTCATTGTCCATACGTTTGCTGACAAACCCTACATGGATGTGAACGGCACAGGCATGGTCTGGGTCACCGTCACAATGTTCGGCCAAGGCCGCACTTGCATGTTGCCAGTGATGAACCACCGTAACCAACCTATCCAAAGCCCTGACGCTTTCCAAGTCAACACGGCCATCATGCGATGCATGACCAAGGCTTTAGCTTTGCATGGATTGGGTCTGTACATCTATAGTGGTGATGATCTTCCGCAGTCAGACGATGCCCCCACCACCATGGGTGAACTGACTAAAAAAGAAGATGGGCCAAAGTACGAGAAGATCATTACCAAGACTGCGCCTAAGCCTGTTGCCAAGACAATTCAGCCTACCGAATGGGATCCCTCGGATGAGAGCCGTAAGTTCTTTACCGAGTCAATGATTGAGTGGACGACCCACTGCACCACAGTAGCGGGTTTAAACAGCTACTGGAAGAGCAATGAGCTTCAGCTTGATTCGCTGAAGGTTACGCACCCTCCTCTGTACGAGGAGATATTAAGCCGCTTCAAGACATTGAAGCAACAACTAACTGAGGAAACAAAATGAGTACCTACGCAAAGAAACCGTTTGAGACACGCCCTGATTCAGGCAATCTGTTTGCCGAGCCAGTCAAGAAGACAACCCTGTCCCCTGACTACTCAGGAACGATCGCCCTTAACTTGAAGGACATGACGGCCATCAAGACCGAGAACGGCCTGACCATCATCAAGCTATCCGGTTGGAAGAACGTCAGCCCAACCAGTGGCAAGACTTACTTGGCCTTGAAGGTAAACCGCTTTGTGCCGGAAGAGCAAGGCGGCATCCGTCAAGAGAACCAAGCCCAACAATTCCCTGTCGATGACAACGAAGTCCCATTTTAAGGAGAGATCATGATTAACAAAGCAAAACAAATTCGTGGCTACAAGCAAGCCAACCCTACGCACAAGCCAAGTGATATTGCTAAAGCTTGTGGCGCAACTCTTACTTATGTGTACCAAGTTCTGCACAAGATGCAGAAAAAGACGGTAAAGCCGGTAGCCGCCCAACCAACTGCCGGTCAAGAAACTGTACGCAAAGAGATTATTCGTTTAAACAACGAGATTGAGAAATGGAAAAATGCTGCTGAGTTTCAGGAGCGTCGAGCCAATGAATGCTTGAAGCACAACCGAGAACTGAAGCTTCACCACAACGGCCTTGAGTACGTCATCTCTTACCTTGAGTCACGCCTTGGTATCAAAGAACAAGATGGCACTACAGTTTGAAGCCCGTAAGGTAGCGCTCAAGCAAGACCGCACTGGTTTTATCTTGACGCTCTCTCTGCACCCTGACGAAGTACCGGAAGAGATTCTGCGTGACTTTGTTGGGGCGAGGTATGCCTGTGCGGTGGTTCGCATCCAAGATGATGAGTCACCCACGCCATACGACAACCGAGTTCAAAAGGCCGGAATGCTTTGCCGTGACCCTGACTTTCAAGAGTTCCTGTCGTGCGACAACGAGATAGACGCAACCCACTTGCTGTCTAAACGCTGTGGTATTGAATCAAGAACGGAACTTCATGGCAACGTGGAAGCCAAAGCTAAGTTTGATTTACTCATCCGTTCATACGAGAAAACGAAGGTAATCGATGACCCATTTTAAGAAGTTTAAACCGTTCATGACGTATGTGTCGGAAGACGAACATCTACGCATGAAGAAGTTTGCCAAGCTTAAGAAGATCACGATGGCTCAAATGATTAGGGAGGCGATTGACAGTCGCCTGTCCACTGGGGATCCATACACATCAGGGTTTAATGCAGGGATTGAGAAGGCCATAGCCGTGGTCAATCAAAACAATGCGGCCAAGATGAGATTCCCGTCAGGAAAATCATTTGCTGAACTGATTATCGAAGAGCTTTCGGTCGAACGCAGACTAGAGGTTCCAAATGAAACTTAGTGGAACAAGAAACCAATGCAGAGCATGCAATGAATACTTCTCAAGTAACGAGTCGTTTGACATGCACCGCATTGGCGAACATGGTAAAGACAGACGTTGTGCCACCCCTGAGGAAATGTTAGCCAAAAAAATGGTTAAGAGCCAACGGGGGTTTTGGCTTAGACGTGAACGCAAGAAAGAGACATATGAAAATTACACCGTATAACACTGGCAAAGTTTTGATTGGATGCATGTACAAGATACCGCCTCATGAGGTTACGCCTGAGGAACTGTGGGTTCAATCCACCCTGTTAGGTGAGTCACCTCGCAACGAAGACTTGGTGTGGACGTGCATTTGCATTTTAGCTGTGACTGCGATTGTTCTTATGATGAATGTTTACACGCCATGAAGTCAAAAGCTGTTTTAGAGTTTGATTATCCTGAGGATGAAAATGAACTAATGTTTGCCCTGAAAGGTGTAGACATGTACGCAACACTGGCCAACATCAAGCTGGCTATCACACGTGAGTTTAAACACAAGGCAGACATGGAGGCCGCGTTGCTGCGAGTGAGAGAACTGACGGATGAAATGTTGGCCGAATTAAATAAATAAGGACGCATATGAGAGGCACTGGATTTGGAAATGTTCTTGCGGGCAACATTGCGGCTCTCAGAGGACAACAAAGAAACGAAAAGCGCATGAGCCAGAAATGGAAAATGTGTTGGAAATGCCAAAAAGATAAATCTCCGGTTGGCGGTTATCTTAGGATTGCGGCAGGGCTACACAAGTTTATTTGTAAAGACTGCATGGATGCAAAGGAGAAAGCAAATGGCGAAGCTAAGTGAAAGAACTGCAAGATTCACTATTGGCATGATGCGTTCAATGGCCAGTCATGTACCGATTAGCCCGTTTCATTTGGCCGCCGCTGATGAGATGGAACGTTTACTTAAAGAAGTATTGGAATACAGAAAGGCAAACAATGAGCGAACCAAGTTTAAACATATGGGAAAAAGCGCTGGGCTGGCGCAAGAGGCAGATGATCATGAAGCAACTTGATCCGGTAACCAACCAGATCAGGAACAACACCTTAGAAGAGGTGGCTAAGGAATTTGATGCAATGAAGAATGGTGGAGATACCTCGGCAAGCTTTGCCGCTTATGTAAGGAGTATGAAGAAGTGAATGGGTTTGCCAAACAACAATTAGAAATTGGTAGCAAGCAGCCGACGCATAAGTTTAAACACTGCGACCGGTGTGAAGAAGCCAAGCCCCCAGAAGGTGGCATTCAGATGAGTCCTAACAAATGGCACTGCGCTTCTTGTTGGGCACACAGGGCTACACGGAGGCCAAAGAATGCCTAGACCTAAACCTCCCATGCCTTTGATAGGCCGTCAGGTTAGGATGTCTGATCTTGAGTGGTTGATATTTCAAGATCTTGGCGGGGCTGAATGGCTCCGCACTTGGATAAAGAAGAAGGCGAAGTTTCCGACTCAGCACTACATGTCTAAACTAAAGGAACAAGATGATTCAAAGAGCAGATGATTACCAAATAGATGGCCGACATTACAAAGACATGGATATGCAACCATGGTCTGTGATGGAGGCAGTACTAACGCCTGAGGAGTTTGTAGGATTCCTCAAGGGCAATATCATTAAATACGCTATGCGACAGGGGCATAAGGAGGGTTCTCACGATAGCGAGAAAGCCCGTCACTACGCTCAGAAGCTGGCAGAGTTTCAGGCCTTCCTATGAACGAGTGTAAACAGGAGTACTGCGATTTTGTAGGCAGCCTAGCGTTTGAACAGGATGGTGGCTGGAGCTACGAAGTTTGGCAGGCAGCCCAGCAGGCTGCGTTTAAACGACTGGCTGATAGATTCCGCAGCTACGGCAACATCGACTACACCGGCAAAGAGATTGCTCAGTACATTGAATTTATAAGTAAACAAGATGTACCGAAATAAACAAATGCTAGAGCTAGTGCGCTACTGCCCCTGTCAGATCTGTGGGGCACAGGATGGGACGGTAGTGGCCGCACACTCCAACCAACAACGCGATGGCAAGGGGATGGGCATCAAAGCCCACGACTACCGTATCGCGGCATTGTGCTATGTGTGCCACATGAAGAT